TTGCCTGAAAATGCTCTTCATCTATCTCATCTTTTGCCCACATGTGTGCGCTTATTTACTTCTAATGTACAAACATGTGGTGGATACAACACTGTCCGTGTCTCCACTTGCCACAGATGCATAGTCATCGCTAATTCCAAACATGTCTTTGAACCTCTTCTTGATGAACTTGCTTGCACTGATGTTGCAGAACTTTCCAGTACGCGTGATGCTCTGTGCAATGTGAGCACTGTATATAGGTGAGTGGTTTGTGCCAAACATGCCATATACTGAGTTGAGCATGATCTTCAAAGAGTGTTGGTCAGCATCAAGATTTGCAACATCTAGCTTAGCTTGAGCCAACCTGTCTTGTGGCACATTGCCTTTGTATATCTCAAGGTCAAGAGCTTGGCCTTTCTTCTTAGTTGACTTACGGAGGTTGTAGAAGTGCTTGCACCAAGCTGAGATGACACCTTGCTTGACTGAGTGCTTCAAGAACAATGTATTGTTGCGTGTATAGATGCACTTCTCTTCAACTAGCTTGACTATGTCTGAACGCTTTACTTGCTTTCTCTTTCCATCATTTGCTGGATAAAACCAAAGGTCATCAATTGACTCATCAGTTATGTCAATGTACTCTTCCATGTTGAATGCGCGTCTTTGTGCTGCATTGTCAAATAAGACATTCATCCGTGATATCTTGCCAACATATGTCTCAATTGACATATTTGAGGCTCGTATACTAGATGGATACAAGCTATTAAAATCTACGCAAGCAATGCCACCTCTATATACACCTTGAACGGGTGGAAACACAAATGCACCTTCATACTCTTCTTTGACATTTGGTTTGTTTAGATATGACTGGAATACACGTTCCATCTTGTCACGTGAGAATGCTATCAATGAGCCTGTAAGATATCCAATTGATGAGTATATTGAACCATATGGGCAAAGGCCGCGGCCTGCGACTTTACGCGCAAGACTCACAAGCTTCTTCTTCTCTATGATTTTTGCGCAGAGATCTACATCTCGAACATTGTACTCATAGAATTTATCCCAATCTTTTACATACAAGTCTTTCAATGTGCCTTCATATTGTATCTTCTTGCCAAGATCTTCATGCTCGCCAACATTTGACAAGTTGTATCCTCCATCTAGCGCAGGAGCCATCAAAAACTTGTCTCTATAAAGCACTAGACCATCTGCAATGAAAAGTCCACTTATGTCAACTTCAATCTCTGCTCCAACATCTGCTTTTGGCGCATCATGGTTGATCTCTTTTATTCTATAGTTGCTGACAGGAGACAAACGCTTTGCTTGATTCTTGCCTAAGACATTTTCAATACGACGAACTACATATGGCCAGTCAAATGCCTTTGTGTTCCAACCCGTTGACACATCTGGATAGTTTCCTTCAATCCAATCAAGAAAATGCTCAAGAAGTCGTTCTTCACTGTCATTGAAGTCATCAAACAACACAAACTTGTCTTTAGAATAGTTGCAAAGAGGCTCTTCTTTGAAGTCAATGCTTGTCTTCTGCAGACTCCATGTGTAGAACTTCTCAGTCAATGAATCATAGATAGTTATCATGTTGATGCGATTAGTCGCATCATTAGGCTTAACAAATACCTCGCTGACTTCAGTCTCAATATCAATGCATTGAATACGCAGTGGCTGTGTGTTGAAAGACTCATCTAAGCAGTCTTTGTAGAACATCTCTTGCAAGAACTCTTGTTCTGGCTTCAAGCACTCAACAATCCAAAGACTTTGACCTGCATCGTCAAGTCTTTTTCTACGCTCATAGCTTGACTTGAAGTAGCGCGTCTCAACATAGTTGCCAAATATGTCTTTCTCATTCGTGTCATATTTAACCCGAAACTTGAAGAATGATTTCCATGGGCAGATGAATGTCTTAGGGTTTCCTGCTAGATCATATCCAAATAGTACTATACGGCCTTCTCTATTGTGGTCTGTTGTGTAGAAGATGTTGCGGTATCCAGGGCCAATGTACTGCTTGCGCCATTGGTCTTGTGGAACATCTGTTAAGTCTATTGCATTGTTGAAGATACTTTCACTCATGTCTATATAGTATGCATATAGAAAACAAATGAAGTAGTCTACGTTTTTGTTGTCAGTCTGCCAAAACTTCTTTTGTATCTGACAGCATTTCTATGTCTTTTGTTCCAAATATCTTGATAGAAAAGTTTTCAAAACGCTCTTTTACATCATGATTTCCACCAATCTATGTGTAGTAGTCAAATTGATCTTTAAGTCGTTTATACTGCTTGTATGTTATCTTATGGCTAGTCTCATGGTAGTCTATTGAATGCAGTATGTCCCTACGTAGAATCCATATTACGCCTTCTTTTGCTTGTTCTACTGCTTTTATGTTTGACTCTTTAAGTTCATCCATTATTTTTTGGGCTTCTTTAGCATGCTATGTATATGCATCTGATATGCTCTACAACTAAATTTGGACCTATTCATGCCTACGTCTTGCAGCGTCATCAGCAGAGTTCTCGCGTGACTGGCTAGTCCAAACAACCAGTGCACATATTAGAATATCACATATTATTGAAACTGTCAAAACTTGAAAAAGAGCAGAAACTATTCCCTTCTTGGTAGATCGATGTTGAACACCATTTCCACTGTTTGCATTTATTGTAGATCCAGGACCAGCCTATATTGTAACGCCATCTTGACGAATAGAATCATCATTCTATGAATGGTCATCTATGTTTGATGCTGCATCTATATTCACACCAAGCTTATCGGTAAACATTTTGACATCTTTCTATTATTAGCATTTTGATTATTTACTTTAAATGCACTGCTTAATCTACCATTCCTTTAGTGAATGCATAAGGAAGCTTTAGCCTTGTAGAGAACTCAACATCAATTATTGGAGTATACCATTTGTCATTTATCATCCAATATGGTCCAGTATTGTCCTTAGATGCGTCATATTCATCAGGTGAATTCATACATTTGACCTTCAAGCCTACTCTTGGCAAGAGAGAACTTTCTCCATCCTCATCTTTAAACCAATATATCCAAAGTTTCTATGCAATTGATGCGTTAAAAGACAACTTACTAGACTAATCTGCTTCAAAATTGATCAATACATTCTATGAGCTAGGATATTGCACAATGTTTGACTTCCAAGCTGTGCCATCTTCAATTTTTCTCTTCAACTCTTGTTCAAGCGCTGTTGTGTCATCAGGTGAAGTTGTTTTGTCATAGAAGTCAGATGCTTTAGTTGGAGACACAACAACAAATATATTTGTGCCTGGTTGAATTGGACTTGCTGCAATTGTGCGAGACAAAAATGATATTTTTTCTAGAAACACGTCATCTTTCCATGTAGATGCACCATTGTCTTTGCAGAATGATGTGAGCAGTGTTTCAAATGGATAGCAGTTAAGACCACTAGAGAGATCACAGTTGAAATTGTCTGTGTTTTCTGAATTTGACATTTTCTAGACAATAGTGTTCTAGTAGTCATCAAACACAAGCATTCTATACAGTGAGTCTAACTATGCACTCAATGAATCAATGTCATTTTTGTCTGATGCATCTACTACAACAGTGTCATCCAATTTGAGTGAACCAACGGTGTTTGCTGTTATTTCCATAGTAATTCCAATCTTTCTATAGTTAAATTAGTGGTAGAGAATTTACATTTAGATTATAGTCATTATTTACTTTCTAGACAAGCAAGAAAGATGCTAAGTCTTTAGCTGAGCATAGAGTTCACATGCATAGACTCTAAGCATCAGAAATAGGTCAAATGATGTCTTCTTTTTGGTATAGCTTGAATCTATGGCTAAGTGTTTGGATGTCTTCTAGTTTGTTTATGATGTTCATTATGCATCCATCTAATATATATGTCTTGCACCAATCATCTTTGTGCCGTATTCCACGGCCTATGCCTTGGCATATCTTTGTAGTAGCATCATATTCATACCAACCATCTAGATAATGCGCTTTCTTCTTGACATACTCACTGCCAAGATATGCATATGGCACCTTTATGCATATTTGGAATCGACACAAGCTGTCTGGAAAGTTCAATCCTTCAATCAACGTTGGTCCAACTAATATAGCATCATCTTTTGCATGATATGCATCTATTGCCATTTTCTTTTCATCTGTATTGTCATAGAATATGCATCTCTGTGCAACATCATATGGAAGCATCTTCTTTAGAGCAATTGAATTTTGATAACTTCCTGTCTGCACTATGCCTCGTTGATGCTGTTTAGATCTACATATTGATATAGTCTGTGCTGCTATTTTTGGAAATGAAATGCTCTTAAGAGCTGCAGACATCTTATTGCCAACTGACACATATATTGGTGAATTTGAGAAGTCAAATGTTGATGGCATAGTCAAAGTCTTCATTGACTGTGTGTCTAGACCAGCCAGCATAGCATACTCTTTGAAGTCTCCAATTGTTGCTGACATCAATAGTTCCGTACAAGACTTCATGTGCATATACTTCTTCAACATCATGCTGTCATAGACAAAATTTATGACTACCTCATTGGCGCCATGGGTCTTGACTATGTGCTCAGTTGAACCAATTTCTGCAACAAATGCATTTAGATCATCTATCTTGCAATGCACTTGGCGTGCCATATTGCCTGCTGCTAGAGCCATACGGTCATTTTTTGACAGCATTTTGGCGCCAGCAAGATTCTGCCTAATGATGTTGTTTATGATGCAGTAGTTTGAGACGTACTTGCCATAACTACTGACTGCATCCATCAACTCATCATTGTCTGTGCTTAGTTCAATTCTACTGAATATGTTTATCCGTTCATATTCTGCTCTTGCCATTGATGGCATATAGTTGTCAAGAACAGTCATCCATTCTGGCCGTGCTACACTTATTCTGGGTGCAAAATGCGATTGGCATATATCCCATATCTTATGGCATTCATCACATATAGTCAAATCTCTCTTTAGAAAGTTGGAAACCGTGCGTCCATACAGCAGATTGTCTTCAACATAATTCCGCTGTATGAAGTAGAATTGATAAGTCATAAGAGTTATAGGAGCATTGACAGCTTTTGAATAGTCATTCGCATATTTGCAGAACTTAGCACAAACATAGCCAGATGAACCATTTAGTGATGCTTTTAGTGCTCCTAACACTGATAGACCATGCAGCGAGCATGTAGCTTGACTCACTTTGCATCCATTTGCAGTGCAGACATAGTTCTCTTTGCCTTTTATGTGTCCAAAGCATGGAGAATTCAACTTGTCTATTTCAGCTGCATATTGGTCAAACAAACTTAAGTCAGACACAAGTATGTATGACTTCATCCTATGCTCTTTATACAAGAAATATGCAGCAGTCAAACCTACTATAGATTTGCCAGAACCCGTAGGTGCTTCAAGAACAATGTGCTTGACATTAGATATAGTGTAGTCAATTATTGATGATATAGCAGCAATCTGCCCTTCTCTAAACCTAAAGTTGTCACCAAATAACTCTTTTGCTCGAGCTTCTATTTTGTCAATTGCAGCCATAGTCATACTCTACAGAATCTAGACTTCAAGTCTTCTATTGTGTTCTTTTCTAGAAGTATGCCTAAAATGATCTCTTGAAGTTCTGCTGGCTTAATGTTGTCCATCAAGTTGTCTATTGTAACTCCTAGATACTTCTCTACCATCTTCTGGGCAACACTAGGTGTCATATATGTGAATTCAACAATAGTATTCATTCTACCAGCGCGTAAAAATGCTGGATCAAGCCGCTCAATGTGGTTTGTTGTAAACAAGCATATTGTGCCATCTGATGCAAGAAGTCCATCTGTGATGTTCAGTAGATCTGACAATGATATTCCAAATGCCTTTGCCAATTCGAACTGCTCTTGACCTGTCTTGTTTTTTTCACGAGCATCAGCACCTTTGAATGATATTGCATCTATGTCTTCAAAGACAAATATAGATCTATTTGGATTGTCATTCATTGTCTTTAGCAACTGACTAGAGTTTGTCTGAGATAGATTTATGTATCGCACATCTCTTTTGAGTTCAGAAGCAATGGCAAGTATTGTTGAAGTTTTTCCTGCTCCTGGAGATCCATAGAGTAGAGCACAGTAATTGTAGGGATAGTTTAGCTTTTGATAAGTGCCTTTGTTGTCAATGAAACTCTTTATGTTGTTGAACAATGCCTTGTGCAAATCATTTGCTGTGAATATTGAATCAAGACTACGCTTCATCTTCTTTCCAGTGAATGTGTCTGCATTCCATACCATCACACTCTCATTTATGCCATTTGCCTTTATTGTCTCAGCAACCTTGTTGTATATAGTATCCTCAAGTTTAGCTAAAAAAGACTTCTTTCTAGCAAAGAACACTCTTATAGAAGTATTCATTATTATTTTCTGCCCATCTAGTTTATAACTACGTGCTACAAAGCAGATTTTTCCAAATATCAGTCTA